AGAAGATATTGAGTATTTAGAGATGAAAAAAAAGTTTCAAAAAAATGAAAAAAAGGCTTGACACGTATTGTATTTTATCCGTATATTTAGGTAGAAAATGAGAGAAAAAATGACAAAAATAAAACACTTCAATCCGATGGCACTTCGTGAGAGATACTCCGTTGGTGGTTATACCAATGATAAATCATCCTTTTGGATGGGTGATGACTTCGGTCGTCGTACTTCGATATTTGATGAAGATGAGATAAACAAACCTAAAGTCGACACTATTCAGTTAGCGGCTTATCGTCGTTCTATCGCAAACTTTGTAAACATTGTTACAGGCCGTTCTGATATTCCTGTCGTATTCAATGTTGGTAATGACTCTTATACCGATGGTAAAAAAGTTGTTATCTCTTCTAACATCAAGGATAAAAATTTTGATAGTATGGTTGGTTTGGCTCTTCATGAGGGTTCACATATCAAACTATCTGACTTTGACTTTCTAAAGCATCTTTCAACTTCGATACCACAAGAGATTCGTATTGATGCTGAGAAAAAAGGTTTCAATGACATGATGGTTCATCAACACGTCAAGTCACTTCTAAACTATGTTGAGGATAGACGTATTGACTATTATGTCTTTTCCACTTCGCCTGGCTACAAGGGTTACTATCACTCAATGTACAAAACTTACTTTCATTCTAATATCATTGACAAAGCAGTCAAGTCAAATGAACATACCAATAGAACTTGGGATTCATATATTTTCAGAATTCTAAACTTCACTAATGAGAATCGTAGACTTGATGTTTTGCCTGATTTAGAAAAAATGTATGATATTGTTTTCAAAGTAAATCATCCTAAGACTATCAAGAATACTTCAGAAGCATTTGATGTGGCTGTAAAACTTTACAGACTTATTCTCAAGAACTTGGATGACTATGTTGAGGAAGAAGTTGAGGACCATTGGGGTGATAAGCAAATGGAGAAGAAGCCTGCTTCACCTGAATCTGAGATGGATGGTAGTGGTGGTAATAACCTTGATATTCCTGAGTTATCGGATAATCAGAGAAAGTCTCTTGAGAGAGCTATTGAGAAGCAGAAGAAATTCAATAATGGTGATGTCAAGAAAACTAAGATGGCTAAGAAGTATGCACAAGAAGTCAACGCTGTTGAAAAAGCAGGTATGAATCTTGAAGAGGTGGATGTGCCAGGTGAGGTTTACGATTATCAAAAAGGTGACTACGTGAGTAAGAATCAAAAAACTAATGTAATCGTAGTGAAAAAAATTACTCAATCTTTGGTTGAGTCAAATATAATTGGGTGTGTTTCAGATAGATACAGTAGATACGCAGAGCACAATAGTGGTGTTATTGATGAGGGTATCAAGTTAGGTATCTTGTTGGGTAAGAAGTTGGCGATACGTAATGATGAGAGAGATACCAAGTGGTCTCGTAAAGATAGTGGTAGAATTGATAAGAGATTGATTGCTGAGTTAGGTTTCGGAAACAACAATGTCTTCTCAACTACATTTACTGAAAGATACGCCGACGCTCACTTACACGTTTCGATTGATGCTAGTGGTAGTATGGGTGGAGACAAGTGGGCAGAATCAATCAAGTGTGCAACGGCACTTGCTAAGGCGGCTTCAATGATTGAGGGATTAGATATCGTGGTTGATATCAGAAGCACTAAAGGTGATTCACCTGTAGTTGTGATTTGTTATGATAGTCGTGTTGATAAGTTCTCTCACGTGAGAAAGTTTTGGAAGTATTTAGGTCCAGCAGGAACTACTCCTGAGGGTTTATGTTTCGAAGCCATTTCTAATTACTTGGTTGAATCAAATAATAATAAGAAGAGTTACTTCTTGAATATTTCTGATGGGATGCCAATGTTTAGTAATGACTCTGTTTACTATCATGGACATTCAGCTATATCTCACACTAAGAAAAAAGTTACTGAAATGAGAAAGCGTGGGATAGATATTCTATCATACTTTGTTTCAGGTTCCTATGAGCGTGAGTCAACTTTCAATGACTTCAAAGCAATGTATGGTTCAAGTGCAAAAGTAATTGGAATGAATGATGTGAGACAAATCGCCAAGACTATGAACAATCTTTTCTTGGCTAAATAATGAGAAAAAAAAATAAAAAAAGGCTTGACACATATGGTCCTTTTTGTGTACATTTAGATATAAATAATAAGGGAAAAAAGAGAAAATGAATAATAAAAACGTAGTTGTAAAAATCGTAAAAAGTGGAAATCGTTTCAATGCTTTTGATAACGATGGAAACAAATACACTTCCGATATTGGAACGGGCACCCGTAAGAGGGCTTACCAACAAGGTATGGCTCTTGAACGTAGGGTGAACAAAGCAGGTAACTTCTATTGGTGGAAAGTTCCGATGTCTGAGTTTGAATCTGCAGGGGCTCCTGTCTTCGACGCTGAAGAGATTGCAGTTCCTGAGGATCACGCTGAAGTTCTAAATTTCATTCATAGTTCTTTTTCTCTCAAGCCTGAGATGCTTGTGATGAAAGAACTAAAGTGGAAATATCTTGTTCGTTCTGCCGTTAGAGGTAAGAATATACTGATGACAGGTCCTGCCGGTTGTGGTAAGACTCTCGCCGCTAAATCACTCGTCAAATCACTAAGTCGTCCTGACTTCTATTTCAACTTGGGAGCTACTCAAGACCCAAGAGCTAGTTTGATTGGTAACGTTCACTTTGATAAAGGTAAGGGTACTTACTTCTCAGAGTCATTGTTTGTCAAAGCAATTCAAACTGAAAATGCAGTGATTCTTCTTGACGAGTTGTCAAGGGCTCATCCTGACGCTTGGAATATTTTGATGACTGTTCTTGACGAAGGTCAGAGGTATTTGAGATTAGATGAGGCAGATGGACAAGCTACTATCAAAGTCGCTAATGGTGTTACTTTCGTAGCGACAGCTAACATTGGTAATGAGTACACTTCTACAAGAGTTATGGATAAGGCTCTTATGGATAGATTCATTATTGTTGAGATGGATGTGTTGAATGATGAGGAAGAGTTAGGTTTACTGAAGTATCTCTATCCCAATGTCGATCCTGTAATTCTCAAGTCTGTTTCCGAAATAGCTCACTCAACAAGATTGGAGGCCAACTCAGAAGATGGTAAGTTCATGAGTGGAATTTCTACCCGTACTTCTGTTGAAATGGCAGGGTTGCTTTATGACGGTTTCGGACTTGATGAGGCAGCTGAGGTTTGTGTTTACCCTCAGTTTGATTCTTCAGGTGGGGCTGATAGTGAGAGGACATTTATCAAGCAGTTAGTTCAGAAGTATCTGAATGATGGCTCTGATGAGAATATCTTCAATGAGGTTGATGATGAGATTGATGAAGATAATCCTTTCGACGTGAAATAGTAGGTAGTATGTGAAAAGAAGCGCCTGAAAAAATAATCGATTTTCGGGCGCTTCGTTTATATTTATTTATGAAAAACAAAGAAATAATATTTGAAGTTTACAAAACACTTATCAAAAGAGCTTGGTTTTCAGGCAAAGATATTCGAAACCTTGTTCAACGACTAAATGATTTTATCAAACGACTATAATTTTTTTCTCTCATTCCCTAACACAAGCCCGAGTTTCCTTTGGGAGGCTCGGGCTTTTTTTTCATAGGAGTAAAAAATGGATATCAATAAAATACAAAAAGTATTAGAGAGACATATCGATAGAACCTTAGATTCAGAGTTTATAAAAAGTCTTGCTATGGAAATATTCGTAGCTAATGATGTAGTTCCTGACCCTGCAGTTCTTGGCTCTGATAAAAACTTTATATCAGACCACGATCCTGGCGATGAACACGTCGAAAAAAAATTTGAAAATGAACGGCTTAGGTTAGCAGAAGAGTTAGTACCTAATCAAGATAGTAAGTTTATTTATGAGCAACAC